TGGTGAGGTTATTTTAGTTTTCATACTCAGTTTATCTCGGGATACCATAAATTCCTAATGTATACACAGCATCAAGTGTTGGGTGCGTACTACTAAATGCGTGGTCAATAACATTAGTACTAACCGTGATGTGTGTATCATCAACTATATCCAGTTTGACTGTTATTGTTGACACAGTGTTTGTCGCCCCATCTTTTAAAATCTGTTGACAACCGACATATTTTTTCTTGTCATTTCTATAAGCAAATAATGGGCTAATTCCTGCGTTTGTTTCAATATATAAAAATCTGTAATTTGTCAAGCTGTCGCTAAGTGCAACACTTGAGTTTTTAACACTGCCTGTCCACAGTGCCACATCTTTATTCACATTATCGGCTTTAGCACTGGCATTATTAGCGGTCAAAAGTGCGCTGTTGGCTGTCTGCTGTGCACTGTCAGCTTTTCCATCTGCTGTGGTGGCTGTGTTCTGTGCTGTTTTTACACTCTCTTTTAAACCTGTAACATCTGTCTGTAACGTTGTAATAGCGCTTGTATGTGACTGCACAGTTTTTTCAACTTCGCCAACTCTAGCAATTGCGCTTCCAGCGTTCTGTGAAGCTGTGGTGGCTTTATCATCTGCCCCGTGAATCCCTGCATCAATTTTAGACATATCAGAATTATAATCTCCTAAATATGTCGGCTTGTCAGTACCGATATACTGGCTTAAGTCATAGTAAGTTGTTTTGTTTGTTGAACTCATAGTTTTAAAATCCTCCTTTAATTTATAATTGTAACGCTGTTTTTGCGTTACTGTCAAATGTGTAAGCGCTTAAAGCTTTAGACTGGAATGCTGTTACCGTTAATAATAAAGCGTCAAACTCACTAGCTGTAATTGGGTTATTGAAATGCAACTCTGCAAGTTTGTAAATTACATCTTGATAAAAAACATACTTACCTGTAAATGGGTCATGCATATATAAGTTGCTATCTACTCTGAATCTTTTTGCACCGTATAAGTCAAACTCTGTACAGTTAATTGATAACCCGTCAAATTCTGTGCAAGTTAAATTTAAAGAATCAAACTCGTTGCAAGTCAAAGCATAATAGCGTAGATTGTCATAAATATCTGCTAGCGCTTGGTTCAGACTCGTTCGATATCCTCTTACAGGGTTTAACACCTCCATGTTATTTGGCACATAGTCATTGATGTAATTATAGAGTTTTTTAACCTCTGTGTCAATATGCGCTCTTGTCTCAGCGTTTAGGTCATAAATCAGAATGTTTAACGCACTGATTTTATCAAGTAAATTTGTCTGTACTTTATTGATTTTTTCGTCAAGCTCATTATCCCTAGTGTCCATATCATGACGGATATTTGTTTCAACTTCCGTGATATGGTTGTAGATATCACGGTTAAGTCCGTCAATGTAGGTTTTTAACTCTGAAACTTTTTTGTCGGTGTACTGTTTGTAGGCGTCAGTAAACCCGTTGATTGCGTCAATACATTCATTGACTTTATAGCCTATATAACACAAGCACTCATAATAACTCTGTTTGTTGCTATAGACACTAGGTATATCACAACAAAGTAAAGGAACTACAGGCTTTAATTCTTCTGGCATGGATTTCACCTCCTTATTACCAAACTTTTAGAAACAAATCTCGGCAAGCTTCTACAAGTTCTCGATTGATGTTCTGTATTTGCTCTCGGTATTCTTCGATTGCTTCACTCGTTGATTTTCCTCTTAATCCTATTTCTTTTGTGTCTCTGTCTCTTTTACTGTCTTTGTTATCGTTTCCTGTGTGTTCATTTTTTGCATTTGTAGTCGTGTTATTGACAGTTTCGCCTCTGCTCATAGCGCTTGCATAGTCTTGTGTGGCTACGGTAACTTGTGGGTTGTCGCTGTCAATATTTTCATAGTTTTGATTGTTTTTTACCTCGCTTTGTCCTGCATCTGTTGAGTTAGTTGTTGTTTTTTCGTTTCCTTTTTCTGCTTCTGTGGTTGTTATATTTACATTTGTAAAAGGGTTATCGTTTTGAATTGCATTATACAATTTTGTATAATACGGTGTCAATTCATGCATTTTTGCTAGAAAAGCAGTTTTCCACATTCCTAAAGTTTCAAAACCTATATAATTATTCCAATACCTAAGTAAAAAATATGTCTTAAAAGTATACAGGTCTTTTCTATCTTCTGAATAAAAAGGAAAATCAAAATTAAAAAATTTGTCTTGTGTTTTATCTATAGTTCTCTCTACTGATAAGTCCATGCTCCATAGTTCTTGGGGTGGGATAAAGCTTTCACAAATATCTTTTATTGTAGTTGTGTATTTACTCAATCTCGTCACCCTCCTTTCCTTTTTGCATATACTTGTTGGGTATATATCCGTTCAGCATGGTAGGCAATTCACTATTGAAATCTACCGTTACATTAAGACCCCATAATTCATTAATAGCATTCGCACATCTTCTTCTTAACGTCAGTCCTACGTTTCGATTTGCTTCTACTTGCCCGTTGTTCCCAGCTGTCTCACCAGTGACAAGACGTTCGCCTTTTTCTACAGGATTGCTTTCATATCCTAAAGATGTCAGTACCTGTGACCATAAATCTCTCAATTCCTGTTCGCATTTGTCCACTATGTAAGGCGCGCCCATATCTAAAGCTTTAATATCTTTTAAGTTTAACGAATCGGACAGCTTTATAATAGGTAAATAATTATCGTACTCTTCGCCTACAACTTCAAAGCTCAGTTTTTCGTTGTCTGATGAAGAAAGCGCAACAGGTGTACGCTGTGCATACATATTAATGCCTTTTGTTTTCCAAGTATTAGCCATAGCGTCAGCGTACATTAAAGCTTTGTAGTAGTACGGCATTGTTGAGTAGTTGCTCCATAAAATACAGCTATTTTCTTTTCCATATTCCTCTATATAGCCGTTAGCTGTGTAAGCAATTCTATCTTGAGGAATATTGTAAATATCGGGCAACCCCGATAATTCAACTTTCATAAAAGCGTATCCTGCGATATCATCTTTGATGAATACACCAAGTCCATGCCAAAATAGTGTTTGTTCAATGTACATTGGTAGTATTTCTTTAGGCAAATCATTCCATGTGTACCTATTTACAAATATGTCAAAAATGTCGTAAAAGAAGATACTCTTAATTGTTTCAAAATCACTACTTTTCTTTTTATTGACATTTCGTTCAAAAATTCGCAATGGATTTCTCATGTCTACGCACCTCCTTTTAATCGTTGGATAGTCCATAATTCCCTATATCGTCAGTATGCCACAAAGTTACACCGTTGTTAAATATATTTCGTAACTTTTTCAACTGGTCTAAATCAATGTCCCCCGTAAATCCACAATGAGAAGTTTTCACATAGTTCCAATATGCTCTTGAGTGCAAATAAGGGGTTGCAATTTTATTGATTGGGTAACCAAACTGTTCGAAAAAGCTGTCTGCCATTTCTGCAAATTGTCTTTTACAGGACATTTCATAGAAATCAACACCGCACTCCTTGATACCTGTCAATACATTTTCTGATAATGCTTTCCCGTGTGTCACCCCAGCATTTCTAGCTCTGTCTGTCTGATTGGCTAACATTCCAAGAGCGTCCCAAAAAGCGTTCGTAGTTTTCCCGAGCCCATTAAGACCACCTTGCAAGCTTCCTCCTGCTAAACCTGCTATCGCTGTGCCTGTTCCTAGAGTGGCATCGACAGCAGTATGAACTTGTGATAGAGCGATTGAACTTTTATTTTGAGCAAGCCACGCCCTGTAAGTATCGGAAGAAAAAGAACACATCGGAAAAGAGGAATTAATAAGTGCTTCGCTCATTAGTCCATGCCCTAATTCTTCGCGCGTCTTATAATTTTTAGGCGCTGTTAGAACTTGCGGTAGAGTTGCAATTGTACCATAGCTGTCGAACTCAAGAGACTTATCGCGGTTATAGCTGTATTCATATCTGTATATATGTGTATTGCCTTGGTTATTGTCAGCCAAACAAAATAGCCATGGATAAGAGTATAACTTTTTATTTTTTGGTTTATATCCCTCGAATACGTTGTCAGATATCTGCATAGATGTAATTTTAGGCTTTATCTCTTTTCCACCTAAAGCAAGTGTACATAATTTTGGGGACATGAATAGTCCTATGACTGCATCTTGCGCGCCTTGGTTGTTATAATCCTCTAATAACGTGTTAATCCCTTTTAGTCCATCTTCTGTAGTTACATCATAATGTCCGATACTACCCCAACAATAAACACCGTTTTCCACGCGACCCTCAAACCAACTTTGCTCTGTTGTTCCTCTTGTTACAAAAGCACAACACTCTGTTGATGTTAAGTCTAATTTTTTGTGCCTTGATACAATCGTTTCGCCTGTTTCAATATTTACGGGCGTCAAGTTTACTCCTATCGCATCAGCACTTCTAGGTATATGATGATACTCTACAAAGCAAGGTTTGATATTTGCATCGTAAAAGTTATTTTGAAACACGTCTAAGGAAAAGTTAATTCTAGTTGTTTTTTCAGAGAGCCACTCAATCGAATTAATAAAGCAAAATACCCATTCGTTAGAAATCCCACTATTTTGAAAAGCTAAATAATTGAGATTAAGTGCTTTCATTTCTGTGAACGGTACGCGGATATCATAACTTCCTACTTTAATCGGGGCAAGGTGTGACAAGTCAACACTATTGATATGTTTACGATATAACTCTAAATGATTTAGCAAATCTTCTTTTGAATTGTATAATCTAACGTGTTCATACTCGTCCGACCATGGCACACCACTATACAATCTTAATTTTGTCTCGGGGTCGCGTGGTGCGACCCCTCCTTGAACAGGTAAATTTATCATAGATAACTACCTCCGTTAATTATGACGCTTTTGTGAAACTTGCTGTTTTTGTAATTGTTTCATTTGGTCTGTAAATCGCTTTTAATACGATAGTTCCTGTCTCGTCCGCTTCTGTGTGCAACAGATGCGTTCCAGGAATTACATACGTTTTCGCGGAAGTAGCCCCACTTTCTACCTCAAGAGTGACTAAATTCTGATGATATGTACCTTTACCACCTGTTACAGTTACCTCTACTTCTTGTGTCTGCCCCGCTGTGTAAGTTCCAGCTGTGACACTAAGTGTCGGCGCATCAGCAACTGTATCGGTCGTAAAGACTCGAATTGGATAGAATGGGCTTGCGCTTACCATTTCCACCTGTGTATAGAAGTAGTTCCATGATAAGACATTTGCGAGTCGCTGGTCGCTCATTTCCTTGAACTGGTCGCGTACGTTGAAGAAACGAACATCACAAAGAACGCCTTGGATTGCGCTGTTTGCAAACTTGTCTACAATCACGGTCTGAACTGCCACGTCTGCTTTGTCCATATGGAACGCATAGGCTAGAGCGTCAACGCTAATCTGTGCGTTCACTTCTGGCGTTGTAATCCAAATCAAATTTGTTGGCATAGCGTGGGACGTTGCACCAGCTGGATTATTTTCTGGCAATGGGAAACCAAACTCCCCGACTGCTCTTTTGACCTCAATCAATAATTTTTTCGCTGATGCTTCATCAACAATCGCGTCAACGGTCACTGCTGGAAGCACCTCTTTTTCATACCCGACATTAATCAAATCACGCATAGCGAGATATTCGTCCCAGTTCGCTCCTGTGATAGCGCTTTCCATTTTTGCCATAATCATATCACGGATACCGTACTCGCTTGTAAAAGCTTTTCTAAGATTGTCATATGTAACCGTCACAGGGTACTGAATTTCAAGATTTACATTATGGAATACGCTCATGATGTAAGACTGGTATTGCTGAAATGCAAATTTGAAGTCAGCCTGTGAATCATATACACGACCTTTGCACATATTCACATATGTTTCTTCATGTGTCTCACCATAACGCATAGGCTCTTTTTTGAACCTAGCTAACGGGTTTCTCCATGCAATGCTGTCCACGGTCTGCATACCGATACGATTAATTAATGACGGTACAATTTCATTTCGAACAGGGGCAAAATTCAGAATGTTATCATAGACAGTCTGTAAATTGTCTGAGACTTCCACTGGCAAGTGGTTCTGAACTTCAAAAGAAAGTTCCTGTTTAACCGCTTTTAAAATGTTTTTATTTGTTGCGTCTGCCATTTGTTAAAACCTCCTTACTCTGTTTTACCGTTAAAGTCTAAATCTTCCACGGTAATTTCTTCTGTTTCGTCTTTTGGCTCGCCTTTATCATCTGCGCGAGTCGTTCCCTCTGTCATTTTTTCCTTAAAGCGCTTTTTGTACTCGCTTTCTAGTTTTAGATACTTGTCTTTCCATTCGCTGTCTAACTCTCCATCTCTTTCGCTCTCGTAGTTCTGCAAAACTTCAATAGCGTCACCGTGTTCCTCCACGTCTGCTACAGCGTCAATTAATTCGCTTAATGCTTCTTCGTAATCCATATAATATTTTACCTCCTTGTATTTAATGCCACCCTTTTACGTTTTTATTGTATCACCACGGAAAGAAAAAGTAAAGGGGCATTTTTCTTTTTCTTGAATGCGGGTGGATTGGGTATGGAGATAACGTCTGTAAATATGCGTACCATTTTAGCGCGTTCTTTTTCCGTTCCTCTTCTTTTTCCACCCCTGCACGCTCAAAATTCTTTAAAAATGCAGACGCTAGATAATCTGGTTCTTTCGTAGACTTACGAAACTCTTCCCACGATATCGGATATTTTGTAGTCTCAATCCACTGTCCGCTACTTACTGTTTCTTCGTCAAGCCAAACGCATTGATAGTAACCATCTGTAATATCGTAACCGTTAGCATTTGCCCAGTCTGTATAAACTGTTGCTGGTGTCCATTGGACAAGCCCGTAACCTCCATTATAATTTCCCTCTTTCAAAGACTGCCATAATTCTGGGTTGATATTGGACTCTATCTCCATATTTCCTAGCATTCCTGCAATCGCGTTCAATGTAAAATCTTTGAAAAACATCGTGCTATAAAATACATAGGCGTTATTTTTCATTTCGTCATCTGTCAGATAACGATTACCGTGAATCCATTCAAGGGGCATACCAGCACTATCGCCATAATGATATATCTTTGTCCACGCGGACGGTTTTGTTATATATGTGTTAATGCTTACTTGGTCTGGTAGTGGATAGCGTCCACTGTGCGCGCCCATGGTGACACCGCCACCCCCAACACCATTTCCACTATATACCATCTCCGTATGACCGCTACGCCATACCACGTCCCCTGCTTGCCACGCTTCGTTAATACTGATTTCTTTAAACCCTGCTTGTAATAAGTATCCCTCTTCTGTCCTTGTGGTGAACCATGGGTTCGAGGAAAAGAACCCTGCTTCTGTAAGTGCTTTTGAGATAAAAGAACTACAGTCATAATAAGTAATACCGTTCACGGTCTGACCTCTTCTGTATTGTTGTGAGTATCCAATGTTAGGAGCATTACAGGCATTGACCGCCCACTGATATGCAATATTGATATTTGGCATTTTACTACCCTCCGTAAAAATGTTTCACGTGAAACATTTTTTGTTCCACGTGAATAAAAATTAAATCATGTATAACATATCTTTCGCGTAAACGATTTCAGTACCACACGCTCGCGCCAGTCCTCCGCCAAATGTTCCTGGACATTCCACCCCGTTCGGGTCTTTTCCCTGTAATAAGCATAAGATTTCCAATGCTGTGACTAAGTACTGTTTTTCTCCACGTCTGACATAATGCCGTCCTGCTTTCGCTAAAGTCTTTCTTCCTACAAGACCGTCTACTGTAATGGTACGACCATAATCCCTATTCATAGCTTTTTGGACTACACGCACTGCCATTCTTTTTGTGTTACTTCCTACAATGCCGTCAACAGTTATTGGAAAACCTGTAAAATTAATAGCGTGTTGCTGTCCCATTGCAATCAATTCATTTCTTGAGGTTGCATGCGTTGGTGGACTCTGTGGAACATCAGGCACAGGATTTGAAGCTTCATAGTCTTTGTACACGTGGTTCACATCACATCTTCCATTAATACCATCAACAGTTCCATTACTGGAATACTGCCAAATATCCACATTGTCTACACCTAATGCATTCGCATATCGAGCAATCCACAAGTCATATCCCCAAGTCTCACCGATGTAATTTTCGTACCATGATTTACTAGCGTAAATTCCAGCTTTATAACCATGCGTCAGCATAGCATCACAAAAGCGCTTTGCGTTGTGCTTTGCTACAGACTGTGTTCCTTTTTCCTCGCTGTCGAAAAATACAGGTAGATTAGGAGTGTGCCCCTGTAATAATCTAAGACAGTGATTAATTTCGCCCTCAATTCTAGCTGTTGTTTTTGCGTACGAATAGAAATAGACACCGTATGGAATTCCTAATCTTTCACATTCACTCACATTTCTATTCCATTGTTTATCATCTTGTGATGACATATCCTGCCCGTATCCGCAACGAAGGATAACATAGTCTACAGCATTTTTTACTTTTTCAAAATCAATCACTCCGTTATGATGTGAAACATCGACCGCTTTTTTTACACTCATTTTTAATCCTCCTTTTTCTCTTCAAATGTGTCACAAATGCGCTGTAATGCAAGTGTGTTATTATTCACTGCTTCTGTGATGTCTGACATTTCTTGCTTATGTAATTCGTTTAGTTTGTCCATGCGCGCGTCGTTCTTATCTTCTCGATATTTTACATACCACATAGACGCAATCGCTACAACTGTAGGCAGTCCCAACGTGTTAATAGCTGTCATGATTTCCTGTGCCATGATATCACCTCCTTTTTTCTATCATAACACAAATAGATTTGTTTGTAAATAAAAAATGTTTCACGTGAAACATTGTCCACGTGAAACATATTGTACTTTACAAAATAATCAATGCAAAGGGAACGCAACTCCAAAAATTGATATCAGACTACTTGTCTATGTGCGTGTATATCAATTACAATGCTTGCATTATTTTGGGTACAGCATTATAATAACATATATCATTAAAACTGTCAATGTTTCACATGAAACATTAAAAAGATATGACATCAAATATCATGTTCTTACATTCCAAATTTTCAAATAGAAGCATCCCTCTGTTAAAATATTCCCGTAGCATCGTAACGATATAATGTGTTGAATTTACTCTAATAGCTGTGTTGTCTATAACATCAGTTTTTATAAAGCATATTCTCGTTGGAAAACTATCGTCTGCACCTGTTGATACATATAGACAAGCATCATATTTTCTGACATTATACAGGTTATCATTAAATTTAATTGTACAAATATAACGTGATTTTCCACTTGGCTTACCAATTAAACATTCATTATCGTTTAGATATTTATTTTCACTTGCATACGCGTTATAACTAGCATTTTTAAAAGCTCGTGCAATACCACTTTCTTGATATGCTGTTGATGCATTTTCATTGTAAGTTCGTTCAAACACCCATCCATCGCCTCGTAAAAATTTTGTGTCTTTTTTTAACATTTTGTTGATACCAAACTCCTTATAATAAGGATTTAATAGTGATACTGTATTTGAGGACATATATAAAACCACTCTTCTATGCTGTTTACCGTGACCAGAACTGATTGTGGTACATAATGATAACAACTTATTTACTTCATTTGGCAAATATATATTATCTTCGTCTTGATACTCATCAAAAAATATAGAGCGTATATTGACAAACAGTCCACGCATTTTTTTATATTTTCTTGCTACATTTAAAGCCAAACAATAACCGCATGGCTCTTCATTGATAAATAACTGTACTAATGAGCCTCGCATCAAGCGCTTTTCAGTCATAACATAACCGTCAAATGCTTCCGCGATATCACCAAAATATGTATCTGCACATTCTGTCATATCAATGACATTTCGATATAAATAAATGAACTGATTTTCGGGTCTGTATTTATCTTTTAAAAAATCGGAAACTTGTCTACATTTAATAGAGTAACTTTTCCCAGCTGTTCTGTTTCCATCTACAATATATATATCGGGTGTGTTCCCGTATTTATCTTTCATAGTTAATAATCTTTCGCAATGATAATAACCATCATTAATCATTTAAGTACCTCCTTAATGTTTCACGTGAAACATTTATTTTTTTTTAAAAAA